TACACTCATATAAACCTAGTGAAAACTATGGATCCCTCCTACCTTGAGATGCTGGAAAAGCATGATATCAAAGAAGTCAAGAAGGCTGTAAACATAGTCCAAGAGACAGGGTGGAGAATAAATCAGGAGACTTTCGAGGTAATGGATGATCTGTTTAATTCACGGGCAAGCTGCAAAGTCATTCCAGAGTTTCTAGAGAGAACCATGTTAGAACCTTATCCAAAAAAGGGAACCAAGGAAGAACAAATAGAATGGAAAAGGCTGGCTTCTCTTATCCATGCAGATAACATAAGATTAAAAACCAAGAGAATACAATTCAGTCAACTCATGTGGACCGCAAGAAAGTTCAAGGATGAGAAGACATTTTATTTTCCACACACTTTAGATTTCAGGGGAAGAATGTATGCTAATACGGCATTCCTGAATCCACAAGGGGAAGACTCAGCTAGAGGACTCCTGGAGTTCTCTGTTGGTAAACCTCTAGGTGACTCAGGTTTCCCTTGGTTACAGGTCCACCTAGCTAATTGTTATGGTCATGATAAGGTGTCTTTAGAAGAAAGAGTAGAGTGGGCAGAACTACAGGATTGGGCTATAACAAAGGTGGGTGAAGAGCCTTTAATTAATAAGTGGTGGATGGATGCAGATAAACCTTGGCAATTCCTGAGAGCCTGTATTGAATACGTCAAAGTTAAAACAGATCCTGAGTTTGTCAGTCATCTACCTATTACTGTAGATGGTTCTTGTAATGGCTTGCAGCACTTCTCAGCTATGTTAAGAGATGATGTAGGAGGCAAGGCTGTAAACCTTACTATGACTGATGATCCTCAAGACATTTATGATATTGTGAAAGATAAGGTTAGAGAAAAAGTAAAAGCTGATCCTGAAGCTATAGTTTCAGACTTGGATATAAATAGAGCACTCGTTAAAAGACCTGTTATGACTACTCCTTACGGGGCTACTCTTTATGGAATGAGAGAACAGATATACGAGGAGCTGAAGAAGCAATTAGACAAAGGAATAGTTTTTACTACAATTTCTAAAGATAAAGACTTGTGGGTTTTCTGTAAATACTTAGCTACTGTAATTTATGAATCTATAGGAGAAGTAGTGGTGTCGGCTAGGGAAGGCATGGATTGGCTTCAAGAGTGTGCTAGAGTTTTAAGTAAAGATGCTAGACCTATCTATTGGACCGTACCTACAGGATTTATAGTGAAACAGAAATACCTAAGACCCATAGTTAAAGAAATACGAACAATTATAAATGGTAAAGTTGCTTCTTTATATTCTGCACATGGAGTTGGTGACAAACTAGATAAACATAAACAGACTAATGGTATAGCTCCTAACTATGTTCATAGTATGGATGCTTGTCATTTAATGAAAACTGTTAATCTATCTTATACTGACATTCAGAGTTTTTCTATCGTTCATGATTCATTTGGGACCCATGCGTGTGATATGGAACGCTTAAGTGACAACTTAAGAACAACTTTTATTGAGATTTATAAAGAAGATGTCCTTCAGAAATTTGCAGAGGAGCAAACAGCTTCTCCTTCTATTTGTAAAAATACTTTTCCTAAAATTCCAAAATACGGTAAGTTAAACATCAATGAGGTGAACAATGCAGAATTCTTCTTCAGTTGACATGGCGAATGTCAATGTTAAAAATGTAGCACAAGGTATGATGAGAGTAGTAGACAGTTTGGATGGTTTTACTAAAGCTGAGAAGTATGCTATACTTGCAGCAGTATTCAACTGTTTATATTTAAATAAACTGGTCAAAGAAAGGAGCATTAGTGACGTAATGGAAATGATAGGCAAGATGAGAAGGGATTGTAAGTTTAAACAAATTCCTGAGTTTGGTGGAGCAGAAAAATATATAATAGGAGAACTATAATATGGCTAATAAATTACCAATTCATGTAACACCTATAGGAACCGCAGCATGGCCTTGGTTGAATACCCCTGATACTCGTTTTGATGCAGATGGTGTTTATCAAGTCAAGATGATTTTCAACAAGAAGGATATTAAAGCCATTCAAGGGGTAGTAGACCCTTTGATGAATGGTGGCAAACATAATCCTGTTAAACCTGAGATGGATGATCAGGGAAAACAGACAGAAAATTATGTTGTTAACTTTAAATTGAAAGCTAAAGTTAAAACTAAGAGTGGAGACACCTTTACTCAGAAGCCAATACTCCTGGATACTGTTGGAAATCGTGTATTGAATCCAGTAGGAGCTGGCAGTAAGTTAAAGATAGCATATCAGGCTGTCCCTTTTAATCAGGGGGCTGGCGGTGTTACTTTGCGTATGCAGAAGGTTCGTATTGTAGACTTAGTTGAATATACTAAGCAAGATGATGTTGATTGGGGGAAGGATGAAGGTAGCTTTGTGGGAAAGGTAGCTAAAGATTCTGATTCTACTGATGATGAAAATGAGGACTTCTAAAATGCCTAGTTATGAATTTTGTAATAACATGGACCAAGAAACGATAGCCAATAAAATTCGTAATTTAAAAAACGAGGAGTTAGCGGTTTTGGTTGAAAGTGTGTTGATTATGATTACCTGTGGACATTTTCCACAAGAAGCATTTCATGAGGTTCGATCAGTACAAAAGTTATTACTTAATCTCAAAGTTAGTGCTCAAGAAGATGAAACGTACAACTAGAAGGCAGAGGTACAGGGGTATACGAGAGGGCTACAGAAGTGGCTTAGAAGAACGAATAGCCAGCCAGTTAAAGGCTTCTGGTGTAGCCTATTCTTACGAGAAGGAAAAACTCAAGTATATCCCTGTACCGAAGCACTATACACCTGATTTTATTTTAGTGGGAAAAAACAAGAAGATCTATATTGAAACTAAGGGTAGGTTCTTGGCTAAGGACAGGACTAAACATCTTTTAGTCCAAGAACAACACCCTGATATAGATTTAAGATTTGTTTTTACTAATTCCAGGCAGAAGTTATACAAGGGTTCATCTACCACTTATGGTAGGTGGTGTGACAAGCATGGATTTATCTATGCGGAAAGGAGTGTGCCTGATTCATGGTTGAGAGAAATAAAAAAGGAGTAGTACATGAGCCGTGTCCAAAATGTCATTCTAAAGATAATTTAGCGAGGTATCCAGATGGTCATGCGTATTGTTTCGGTGATAATTGTGATCATTATGAGCCTAGTGGTAATACAGTTGATGTTCCACATATTTCAAGCTCCAACGGTGTTTTTAGACAGGGTGTTTATGAACCCTTGGGAAAACGTGGAATCTCAGAAGAAACTTGCAGATTTTTTAAATACCAAGTAAGTTACGATAATAATAAGAAGGTTCATATTGCTCCTTATTTTAATGAGGAGAACAAATTAATAGCCCAACAGTTAAGAACTAAAGATAAAGATTTCCCGATTTTAGGAGAAACTAGAGACTTAGGTTTATGGGGAAGACAATGCTGGACTTCTGGAAAACGTATTGTCATAACAGAAGGACAGATAGATACTCTGTCTGTAGCTGAGGTTCAGCGTTGTCAGTACCCCGTAGTATCTATTCCAAACGGTGTAGGATCGGCCTGTAAAGCTATAGCTAAAGACTTGGAGTGGTTGTTAGGTAGTTTTGAAGAAGTAGTATTAATGTTCGATAACGACTCTCAAGGTAACAATGCAGCTCGTAAAGTAGCAGAGCTTTTCCCACCAGGTAGGTGTAAAATAGCCTCTCTCCCCCTTAAAGATCCTAACGACATGCTCTTAGCTAATCGTGGAGCTGATGTTATTAATGCTATATTCAGAGCTTCAGTTTACAGGCCAGATGGAATCATAGCAGGAGAAGATACTTGGGACTTGGTTAATACCCCCATGCAAGCTGCCGATATGGAGTATCCTTGGCAGGGACTTAATAACCTTACTTTAGGAGCTAGAAAAGGTGAACTCGTTACGTTTTGTGCAGGGACAGGAGCAGGTAAATCTACTGCTGTTAAAGAAATTGCTTCCTACTTCCTCTCTAAAGGAGAAACAATTGGTTATATTGCTTTAGAGGAGTCTGTACGTCAGGCAGCTATTGACTTCATGTCTATCGAAGCCAATGAAATGCTTCACCTGAAGGATAATTTAGAGGAAAAATTTTTACGAGATATATGGGAAAAAACATTAAACACGGGGAGACTATTTTTATATGATCATTGGGGAAGCATGGATGGGGATGTTCTCTCCAACCGTATTCGGTACTTGGCTAGGAGTTGTAATGTTTCTTGGATCATCGTTGATCATATTTCTATTATGGTTAGTGGTATCGAAAG